CCCGCTATGGGAACATCTGTAAGCGAGGGGTTACCTCACTTGCATTTGGCCTCATGGCGGAGCAGGATACCTCCCAGGGTCGTAAGACCCGGGGTGGAACCCGGCACCGCGGAGGCGATTCCTCCCCAGAACAAGTGGTGTGGTTCACCATTTGGTCTGGTTTGGTACATGCTGGTTGGGATCGAACTGTCGCCGCTTGGCACCTCCACTCTTGGTACGTGAAGTCTGTTCGGGCCGTTGGCCTTGAACAAACTTGCCGTACCGTGAAGGTGCTCTGCGGCGAAGTCCGCCGCGCTTCTTTGAGGTGCCACTGGAGTCCGTCTGAGGTTTCTATCTCTGATAACCTCGTCCGTGCTCTTTGTGGCTTCTCTTGGAAGTGCGGTCGGTCCGGTTTTGCGTTCTCTCGTCTCGCTAGGGCACTTCCCCGTCCTCCCGTTTCTGGTGAGGCCGAGGCGGTTGCCTCCGCTGCGAGAGTCGCATCCGAACCTTATCCCGCATCGGACTGGGCTCTGATCTCCCTGTTCGATCACGTGCGTCGACGCGCTCGTGGTTCGATTAGGTGTCCTCAGAGCCTCCCGTCTTCGACTGCCTCTTGCTCCGCTCTTACGGGAGCGAAGGGCGGTTTGGACGAATGTCTTCGTCAGCGGGGCCGTGTCGCCCTGTCTGCTCTCGACCTCGGTACCGCGGTGATTGACCCTAAGGACCGTTGCCTTTTGGCTTCCTCCTATGGTGTCTGGTTCACCTACCGATCTGTCGTTGAGGAGTACGGGCGTTGGTGCCAGGATTCTCTTGGGCGTTTCTGCCTTCGTAGGATCCGTGCTCCAGCTCCGCTTATCGAAGGACAAGATGAGTCCTTGAGGTGCCTTGGCGTGCTCTGGTCCCGAGCCCGTCGTCACCGCGCCCTGGCGCGGGGACTCGGAGCCCCTCTCACAAAGGCAGCTTGCCTCCGGTCTCCCGGAGGTAAGTATAGGGTGGTCGGGGTGACCGACCCTCTTGCCTTTGTGGAAGGCGACTGGGCACGCCGTTCCTGTCATCTTCTCTCCCCGAGTCATCGGGAAGCGTCGATGGAGGATCTTGACGCCTCTGGGCTCATGCGGATGCGTCGTGGGTGGTCCTTTGTATCCTTGGACTTGTCCAAGGCTACGGATGGCCTTTCTCACGATGCTGTCCGCTGCGTCCTTTCCGCCCTCCGCTCTGCTGGTTGCCTCCGTCCTTCGGACTTGGAGTGCGCAGAGTGGGGCATGGGCATTTCCACCCCGTCCGTGTGGTCCTATGGAGACACGTCCTGGGTGGCGAGACGGGGAAGTCCGATGGGCACTCCTCTCAGTTTTGTCGTCCTGTCTTGGGTCTCGGACTGGCTTGCTTCCTCCTTTGAGGTAGCGGTTACCCACGGAGACGACGCAGTTGGTTATACTCCAGATCCCGAAAGGGCTTCTGTTGAATATGCCGCTGCGGCCGCCTCCGTGGGGGCCAGCCTTAACCGGGCGAAGTCGTTCGTCGCTAGGAGGTGTTTCACCTTCTGCGAGGTTGCGGCCTGGCCCAGACAGGGCGACAAGAGAATGGCTGTTGTGCATGTCCCTTCGTGTCTTCCACCAGACATCAAGGCACCGATCCCTTGTGATCAGCGTCTTGGTCGCCGTTGGGAGCGAAGACACGAGCGGGTCATGTGCACACGCTTCCGTTGGTTGCCTAAGACCGCCTCCCTCCACGTCCCCGTGGAGTTTGGCGGGCTTGGTTTCTGCGGTCGCGGTCTTCGTGTCTCTATCTCGGTGCGTCGTCGTTTCGCAGCTGCGTGTTCTCGCAGGTCTGCGATCGATGCGCTCGAGTGGGCCACGAAGAAGCCATTCAGAGAGGAGGGCCTCTTCCCTCGTCCCTTGGTACCTTCGCCCCGCCGTCCCAAGATCCTGGAGATGTCCCTTAAACGAAAGTCTAAGGCCATCTCTAGGTTTCTTGGCTCTGGCGAGGTTGAAATACCAGTCCAACAACTCGCTTCCTGGAAGGCGCGATCTGCTTCGGCAGATTACTTCTTCTACGGGGAGGCGGTACGTCGGACTCGGGACGCTGGAAGACCGGCACGTACCAAAGGTAAGTTGTGGCGAAAGGCTGGTGCTGCCCCCTCGGTCCGACCTCTGTCGGTTCGGTGGGGGGTGCACTCGCTTGCCAAGCTCGATGCCTGTTTCAAGGCATCGACGGTACAACTTCCCGGGAGGATAGCCTCTAAGATCCTGAGAGAATCTCAGAGAGCGACCCAGGTTTCCCCTGGTCGCAGTAGTGCTTTCT